CAGTTAGCCCTTCGCTAAGATCATGTACTGTTCTATCAGTTATATTTGTTGTGCCCAGTTCACTAGGACGAGTATCGTATTGCAACATAGCAAAACCCGACACAGTATCTTCGCTAACTTGTCCATAAGCATACTTGACTGCTTGAAATTGCACAGTCATTGTGTTTTCTAATGTACCAGACTCACCACCTTGTGCATGTTCACCGTGTTGAAATTGCGTAATAGTGGGATTGATTAATGTATACTCGGCAAACTTTTTGTTGTGTAAACTGTAAATTCTAATGGCATTTAAAAATTGTTGTGTGCCGGGACTACTGGCAGGATACTGTCTAGGTGTATAACCCCATGTTTGATTTTGGCGTTCGCTGTACTTTGTTGGTGCCGCATAAATGCTTTCATTCCAATCGCTGTCTCTATAATAGTAGCTGTAGTAGTCATACCAAAAATTCCTAACTACATCTAAGTTGTCGTCATGAAATTTGATACTTACTGAATCATATTTGACTTTTGTCTGTACAATGTCAACGCGGTTGTAAGCATTTAATGTTTTTGTTTCAACTGAGAACTTTGGCAAGCTGGCGCTTTTAACAACCAAGCCCATTCGCAATTTATCATCATTGGAAACTCTGGCTATTTCAGTATTTAAATCAAAGGCCACGTGGAATAACCAACCGTACTTGGGACTTAATCCAAAGTTATTGTCAACAAAGATTCTGGCCGCATGTGTGCGATCAAACATGAAATTTTTATTAGTAGATTGTACCGGCATATAGTTATTTATGGCCAAAGAAAAGCCCGGAATAAACCGGGCTTGTTATACTTATGTTATTAAGCTGTTTGGTATGTTAGTGTATTGACACCAGCAGTGGCTCTAACTTGCTTGCCAGATTCTGGATCAGCATCACCACCTGTTGGATGTAACACAGCGTTATCGAAACGGATTGTCAATGCAATCATTGCGGCTTCACTGGAACCATAGTTCATGTCGCCCCAATCACATTGGCTGATTTGGCAACCAGTCATTTCCCATTTTTCTAATACCACTGGTGCTGACTTGCCGTTGCCACCGTCTAGTACTTCGTATACTAGATCAAACTTGTAGTTACCACCCGACGCCGCACTAGACTGCTCCAAGAAATCAAACTGCTTTTGAATCTGTTGACTAACCAATGTACCCACGTGTCCACCCATGTCGTCACGCAAATTAACTGTGGTTTCCGCCCACTCTGGTTTGCCTTGCATATAGATTTTACTGTTGTAAATATCCAGTGCAAACGGATTAAAGTTAACGCTTGGACGCTTGATATCAACAACCTGTTTTGTTAACTCTTGAGCGTTTGATGCGCCTGTACCTGTGCCGCCAAAGTTTAAGAAAGTAGCACGAAAGCGATACTTTAGTTTTGGCATTAACAGACCTTGATTGTTACCATCAAAAGGTACTGTAAATTTGTTTAATGACGCTACGGTTGACATCTTATATATTCTCCTATTACACTTATTTACCTATATTCTTACTCAATGATGCTAGGGTTGCCCCTAGCATTATCTACGTAGTTTATTTTCCTAACGAACCAGCCGCGATTGAACCTGGGTTCAACAAGCGAATTGGAATGTAAATAAACTCAACGTCTTTCATTGGCTCAATAGCAATGTCAACATAAAGTTCATTTGCCGCAATACGTGCTGGTGTGTTGTTTGTAGTATCGCATACAACCAAGAAGTCATAGATACCACGTTTAGCAACCAAGTCATTCATTGCACCTTCGATCACACGCTTGATTTGATCACGTGTAATCTTGTCATTTGGTTCAAACAAGAAGCCGTTACCAACCTTAGAAAAGATTGTACGGATGTAGTTTACCAAACGTGCAACATTGACACGATCCATTGAACTGGCAAATGCGTTACGAGTCTTTTGTCCCCATACGCACAAACCAACTCCTGGTAGGATTGTAATTGGGTTGACTTTGTTCTGATACATAGAGTCACGTAGACCTTGGCTAACACCATTACGAGTAAACTCTCCAGTTGCTTCGTTAATGTAACCAATGTCTGTGGCATTGTCAACTAGTCCACGGCGCACACCTGCTGGTGCGAACCAAGGGAAGCTGACACTGTCATTGCGAATAAATGTACGCAACATGATGTGGCTTGGTGGTACTACCACTGTGTTGCCTTTGACATCACTGGATAGTGCGCTTGGGTAGTAAACACCCAAGTACGGATCTGCTGTGCTTAGTCCGTCGCCATTTGTATTGTTACTCCAGTTAGTGATAGCCACTGCGTTTGGAGCCAATGTCATTGGTGTGTCACCAATAACGAAAGCTGTGTTTGCACGGTCGTTGTTTAGGCCAACCATGTCATCAATCAACTCTTGGTATCCAGGAGCCGCAATGATGTTGAACGCAAATTGGTCTTCACGTAGTTCTGTACTGGCCGCAATAGCTGACTGCATGGCTTTAACAACCATGTTACGTTGTGCGGCTGGTCCGGCATACATGCTACCATCATTCTTATTACCACTTACTGTCTGCCATGTAGCGGCTACATCGGGTAAACTGCTACCTGCATTTGGAACAGCAGGAGTGTCAGGGAAACTAGTAGCATTAAAATAGTTGCTGACATACTGCTTAACGTTGAATCCACTACGACGTGTGTTGAACAACAACATACCACGTGGATATAAACGATGATCAGGAGCGTCTTGATCAATATAATTGCTAGTTGTCAATGTAGCAATACTTGGGAACGATCCAGTCACAATGTCTGTTGTACCATCTGTGTCCCAACGTGCATCAGCAAACAAAATACCGTTCTGGCTTGTTTGGTCTGTTTTGTCAATGGCCACAAATTTTGTGCCATTATAACGATATAGTGATGGATAGTTGACCAAGTCACCTGAGTCTAACCATAAGTCACCAGCTGTTAACGCGGTATTGTCTGTTTGTGTAGTTGGCTCACTGGCACTAACAATAACACCACCGGGGTCGGTGTTGGTCAAGTTATATCCACGAGCATCACTAGTTGGGTTACGATAACCCTTCCAACCTGAGTTGTTGATCATAATATCAACATCAGCCGCATCACCGTAGTACCATAATGTACCATCTGATGGTGCTTGGTATGGAGTGGAGAAGCTGTATGTATATGCTTGGTATCCAGTTCCAGAGCCGCCAGGTGTCCAGTTGCTTAATACCAAACCAGGAGTTGCTGGATCAGCACTTATGCCAGTTGTACTGGTGGTGAAACCAGCTGTAGTCAACGGTGTGCCTGTAACATTATTAAGAATAATCTCGCCACCTAGTTCGTGTTTAATAGTAACAGCACCAGATGAGCCAACACTAGCAGTAACATAAGGAATGTTTTGTGCTAAAATTGCGGCCACAAAGTCAGCCGTTGCTGTGCCACCTAGTGTACAAGTATAACTACCAAGTGTAGTTGTACCTAACGTAGTGGCTTGTAGTGTAAAGCTATTACCAACAACAAATGCCGCAGATGGTACGCTACCAGTTACACTAGTCATTGGACCTGCGTTACGGAACATTAATCTAACGCCCAACAACTTGGTATTGCTAGAACTTACTGTATAACGAGCATACATAGAACCTTCAGCAATGCCGTTGCCGCCACCTGACAAATCTAAATTGTATATAGCAGATGCACTATCAGAATAAACTGGTACTGCCAATGTTGTCCAAGCGCCTGCTGTGGCATTGTATTGCTTGACTGCAAGGTTCATACCGTTGCCTTGTACACTGGTCTTTACATAAACAGATCCACTTGGAGCCGCAACAGTATCGCTAGACAACCAACTTGGAATATCTACATAACTGCCACGTGATATTTGTGGACTGAAGTATGTACCAGCAGTGATACCTGCTTTGGCCAACGGTGTACCTGGGCCGTCAATTAAAATAACTTTGCCGTCTGCTGTACTACCTGTGCTTTTAGCATAACTAGTGGCATAAATCTTTAATGCACCACTGGCACCCGATGCTGTTACACCAGGAATAGCGGCGTCATTGATCTTGGATGCGATTGCCGACACGGTGGTTGCAGTAGTCAATGATATATTAGATGTATTAATAGTCATGAATGCATTGGCTGTAAATGCTTGCGGTGTTCCGCCGGCTACTGTAGGCCATGCTTGTTGCCACACGTTTCCACCAACTTGAGTCCATGTGTTGTCGGGAGTTTTATAAAATACTGTGTTGTCTGTGCTGGCAACAACCACCGCGTAACTACCAATGGTACCAATTGATGACTTTGGTGTGCCAGATGTTAAATCTGTAGTATCAGTGATAACAATTGGTGTTTCACGAGTAAATGTGCCTAAGCTGGCGTCCCATTCATTGATTCCCCATGTGGTGCTGTTTAAATCCAACCAGTATGTGCCATCTGCAGGAGGACTGTCTGGGCGATTAGATGTTGCATCTAATTGATCCAAATCAATATCAGCACGAACAGCATACAAACTGTTGGCCGCACCCAAGGCGCTGTGAGCGGCTAACAAGCCATACTCGTTTTGTTCGTTGCCATGCAATGGTGTACCTGAACTGCTTTGTTTGAAAGTAGCGTAACCAAATGCGGCCGCCAATTCTCTTTGACTAGTAAACGATTGTAGTTTACCTGCATTGCTTGATGTTGTGCCGTATGCGGCAGTACCATCTGGAGCT